AGCACAGGTCTTTGGTTCTTCGTGTAGATAAAATATATTCATTCTATAATTTTGTTTCGATAATTCTCACTACTAGATTTTCATAATTAGGATTAGTTGAAAACTTATCAAGATAACTTGCAAGTTCTATTGCTGTAATGTTTGGATTACTTTTTCTTGCCTCTCTAAGTTCTTCATATGCCCATACTTCATTGATGATACGAACATAATCTCTAACACTAGCACACTTACTCTCATAAACTTTTACACCCCACCCTGGCCATTTGTTTGGATCCCAAGTGATAGGTAGTAAATAGTCTGTACTTTTATCAAATGTTCTTATACCGAATAGGTTATTGCCTTCATTGGCAAATCTAGATTTACCCCAAGCAGACTCTAGTATTGCTTGAGCAAGTATAAGTTTTCTAGGGAGTTGTCGTTCAGGTGATACACTTAGATAAACATAATCAATACAGGTATCTAGTGAAGCAATAAACTGCTCATTTGTATCTGAAATTATATCAGGTTCTTCTAATAAACCTCTTACATCATCTATAAAGTCCTGATCTACTTCTGGTATTTCTATCTTAACAGGTTCGATTTCTTCGACACTATTATAAGAATAATTTAAAAATGAATAAGTTAATATTGTAATTACAAAAGCAATTAATCCTGTTCTAACTTCTTCTCTATACTCTCGTATGTAATATGCAAGTAATGATAAATATTTTTTTATGTAATATTTCATATGTGTTTCCTCAACTCTCTTTTTGTTTTCCAAGGTCTACACACAAACCATCTATATTGTGGATCAGGTAATGCAGGTCCTTCTACTAGTAATTCGTTTGTCGATTCAGCATATACTATTTTCTTTAACATTAAAGAAATAGCTGCCTCATATTGTTTACATTCTCTATATGGTCCATCTATCTTGCGTCTAGGCGTTTCATATCTCGCCTTTCTACTATCTAGAATACCATTAATGATCTTCTTCTCGTGGTGATTTAACTTCATACTTAATTATATACTATTTACTTCGGATAGTCAAGCAGAAAAACCCCTAGTAAAACCAGAGGTTTCTCATATGATAGCGTGGATTATCCTTCGATTTTCATAAAATTATCATCCCATCCGAATGCTTCTTTGACTAGATTCGCTGTGAATCCTTTATACTTGTTATTAATTCTCTTATTAACAACATTAATCAAAAACTCTGCTTCGCCAGCAGATAGTCCTTCTAGCATTTGACCGAAAATTGTTTCTCTTTTCAAAGATGATAATGTATTATCACCACCTTTTGTAAACAGATATAATCTCTTTGCTTCTTGAGAAAGAATATTATGCTCTGTTCCTAGAGGGGCGTCATTAGGTGTGTAGGGAACATCACCTTCAGGTATTAACCATTCAATATTAGGATCAAATGCACCTTTTAGTACTTGTCTTAAAGCGACTGAATCGTTTTCTTTAAGTACTTTTAGTTTTCTTGTTTTATCTTTTGCATTATTAACTTTAGTAGCAATCTCATCCATTAACATAGGCAAAGCTCTGCCTGATTCTGCCAATGCATTGATACCACTTCTAGTCATTAATGCTGGGTGTGATTGTGTAGGTGTTTGACCTCTAGAATCACTTTGTACTGATCCGTCTGGATTTCTTCGTATTATAGCCATTGTTATTTCTCCTTAACAGTTCTTTTGAGATTAGAATTCATCAATAACCTCAATTAAAGTTTTAAGTTTTCTTGTTATAAAGTAGTTCAAGATTTTATCTCTTGTTGCCACTTCAACATTATCAAACTCATTATTAATCTTGTCCTCTAACTCTAGAGGTATACAAGTTAAATCAATCAATTTCTTGTTGCGATTGTAGTTCTTTTCTTCTTCTTCGGTCATAGTCATAAAGACTTCTTCTAACCATGAATCTATTTTCTTTCTACTTAAAGGTTTCTGTCGTCTACCTTCTATGAAAACATTATCATCTGACAATACATTAGGGACGCCATCGCTTCTGTCACCTTTTAGTATATGTTCTTTTATATATAAGGCAGGATTTTCATCTTTACCTACATACTTATTTAGTACTGGATTATATTGTTTAACCCATTCATTATGTAATTGTATAAAATCTTTATCTCCTGATAAAATAAGTATCTTTTTCAGATGGTTAGGTCCTACACGATTTTGAACTCGTCTAACTATTGCTGCAATAATATCATCAGCTTCAGCAGTTTCTAGTTCTAATACTTTGTATGGTAAAAACTCTCTTATCTCACTTTTAATATTACCCAACATAGTAAAGATAGCATTCCAATCGTGATCTGATTTTTCACGACTTGCTTTTCTACCCGCTTTGTAATTTGGGAATACTTCTCGTCTCCATACATTCTTCGAATCACAAGCAATAACCATTTCGCCATATTCTTTACGAAACTTTTTATTGTGTCCACGAAGTGAGTTTAAGACCATGTGTCTAATAAGGTCTTCGGATAATTCTACTGCCTGTCGGCCGTTGATTTGAACCATTAAGTTCGAAATCATTATTTGGTTTAAGTCAACTATAATCATATCATTATTATAACACAATCCATTCGGATTGTCAAGGTCTATTCCTCAGGAATAAATTCTATATCAAGTTCTCCTTCTCTTGTAGGATCATCTTCTTTTATTTCTTTTTGTATCTTACCGATTGTTTCTAGAAAGTCTTCCGCTTTTATCTTCGGTGATACTGATATTCTTGCATAGTTGATATCAGTAAACTTTCTACCATCTGGTGTTGTGATTATCTTTGTAAGATTATCTGTGATACTATGCATTGGATGTTTATGACCAAAATCTCTTTTGAGCATCGCTTTCAATGTTTCGACCATTACTGCTAAATCTTGTAGAAACACATCACTATCCATAGCGACAGCATTATCTCTTAAATCTTCAATGATATCTAAAGTCATTTGCTCAGATAGATTTTCTATAAAAGTTTCTTCTTTCATAGCTTGTGCTTCTTCTTCGCTAAGTTTAGGTCCTTCTTCTCGTTTTCTGCGAATAACTTTGTCCATTGGAAACTTAATAATCTTTCCCATTTCTACCTTCGTTTCTGATCCAGTTGTCTTTTTATCCATTCTATTGCCCTCGGTGATGTTGGTTTTTGATTTATCATTCTTCGTATAGCTTTATGTACACTAGGATTGACATCTTCTGCTCTTCTGTTATTATCTACAATAACAAAATTGTTTTGACCAAAGATTCGTTGAAACGCACCCATGTTTTTCTGAACGGTCTTATGATTTTGCATGACGATAGCATCTGGTAAGACTCTATCTCTCATTGAATTTCTTTGTAATGCAACCTCTAAACTTGTATTTACAAATACCATGTAGGTATCGTAGCCAAGTTGTTTCATTAAATTTGCTTCATTTGATATTCTATCGTAATCTCTTGCTGTACTATCCATGATTAATCCTAAACGACCTTCTAGTGATTGTCTAAGATTAGTACCAGTTAAACTCTTTGCCTTAGCTCTTATCTTATCACGCCTTGCAATTTCAGCAGCACTATATCCTGCAAAGTTTAAAGACATACTTTCTTTCTTCAATGCATTAGCAAATACATCATCACTATTAATAACTTTTAATCCTATACCAGATAGTGTTTTTGATGAAACCCAAGACTTACCAGAACCAGGTCCCCCAGCAAGAAAGAATGCCTTGAAGATATTAGGGTCATATACACCCTCGGTTATGTATTCTTGAAAATCTCTCATAGTACTATTTATATGATGGAGCAACTACCTTCCATTCTATTAACTTATCTTCATATTCCCCATAGTATAAACTACTCCAGTCACCTGAACTTAGATATTTTTTCATACTACGAATATATGCCTCAGCATCCAGTCTAGTTCTCATACCCTCATCTTTTAACTTTTGATTTTCACTTCTCATATTCTGTTGTTGTTTACCTACTTTAACAAGACCTTCTTGCGTTGCGATATACTTCTTAACATTAACATAAGATAGTGGGTGATCTTCAGGTAAATCTAATACACTTTGATCGATACCAGATAGTTTTGCTGGTTTCTTCTTTGCTCGAAGATTAGCCATCTTCTCATCCATATCATTATTTGTTTCTGATTTAGTCATTTAAAAATTGTGTAAATGTTACTTTGCCAGTACTTGATCTCCATGTGCCATCTGTATTGTAATGGTCAGGATGTTTGTCTGTTTTCTTATACTCGTTTATAACTTTTGTTAAAGAATATCCTTCTTCATTCTTCATACTCATAAACTTTGCCAAGACAGGATTCATAGGATCTTTCTTGTATAGTTCTATGGCAAGATAAGCTGTTATCTTTTCATCCATTGGTGTTTTTAAAAATTTACCCATATTAAAATCTTTCTTTATATATTATATTTTACTTTTCGTTCTTCAACATACATTAAATCATTAGCAGTATATTTTAAATCTCTAAAAATGTGGGATCCCTCAACGAGAAACACAGCATTATCAAAGTGGTCTGATATACATTCAAAGAATTGATTGTTTTTGAAAACGAATTTATAGTTTGTTAGTTGAAAATTAGTTAGTTTCATTTGATACTCTTTCTCCTTTAAAATTAATAACGCCTTCTGATACATAATGTTCTACCAGTTCATTATACCCTCCGATATGTACATCATCAATCACGATTTGAGGAATAGTTCTCACTTGTTTACCTAATACTTCATATAAGTTTTCAAGTGTCATGTCTACCATTACGACTTTTTCTGTATAGTCATGGCCAAGGCGTGTCAATAACGCCTTCGCCTTGTCGCAATAGGAACATTGTGGTTTACTGTAAACTACAATACTCATTAACTTATCTCCTCTACTGCAACTTCTTCAACTGGTGCACCCATAACTTCATCAATCGCTTCTTCAGCAAGTGAATCTATATCTGTGCCAGTAGTTGCCTGACCTACGATATAATTAAACAGTCTGTTAGCATTGCCAACACCCATCTTCAGACCAACATAGACTCTATATTCGCCACTAGGTGTTTCGTAAACATCCTTGTTCCATTCTTCGTAACCTTGCACTTTGATTTTTTGAATAACATTCACAATTGTACTCTCAATCTTAGAGGCAACTTCTTTACTGCCTTCTTGACCGACTTCTGTAACATACAATTCAGTTCTCTTATTCATTTCACCTTCAAGTTGATCTGCAAGATTTGCCTTCGCAACTATAACTGCCTTTTCAACTGCAAGTTGTAAGTCTGGACTAGTACCTTGACCGACAGCATATATATACTTGTCAGCATCACGATTACTAATCAGACCTTTGTCGATTTGAGCATCAACATACCATTGTGGTACTTGACTTAATACTCGCCCCTCATCAACATTCGCTTCAAGTTGAACTGGATATTATGTATTAGCACAAGCTGCCATAGT